TTGCAAGGTATCATGCTCTTGCATCATCTTGACTGCTATTTGATATTGAAGTGACTCATGCATCATTAACATCAGACTCTGTAATGTATTCACCCGATGTTAGTTTAACTACAGCAAATTCTTCTGTACTAAAAGTCTTATTCAACTTCTCTGCTAAATTGAAAGCATGTCCACTATTACTGAAACTGACCTTTTTGTATTTAGGTCCTGGGTAACTTACAAGTTTGTTTAGTGTCCTAAGATTGATTGGTTTCCCTTTGTAAAAAACACTAAATATTGCCTCAGCCGCCAATACCTGATCCGCTTTGTATGTGTCTTTGTGTACTGCTTCTAATAAAATTGTTGGTTTTGGTCTGCTCATTGTATAGTCTCCTATACTATTATTTATCATAAAAACGTGTTTTAATGGGTCTTTAAAACTATGTTTAATTGTACTAAGCATATTACTGAATTTCTGCATTTTCTTGTATAAGTATAAATATGCAACCAAAACATGTACAAGACTTTTTCGACAGTATAACTTACCCAGAGTACACTGACGAACAAAAGAAAAAAGGATTGAACAATAAGGATTTAGATTTTATGACTGAAGGTAATGCAGGCATGTACTATGCTGTATTCATACCTTCTGTTTTAGTAATTGGTGCAGGGTTACTGCCGTGGATAGCAATGCTCATTCATAGGCATCCTATGTTCCAAATTATGTAATTAAAGTTTAAGGGCCTCTTCTAGTTCACCTGAAGTATGCATCTCTGTGATAATATCACATCCACCCAACAGTTCTCCCTTGACAAATAACTGTGGAAACGTGGGCCAATCACTTACACTTGGTAATGTTGCTCTCACTTCAGGATCTTCAAGTATGTCCATGTAACTGAATTCTGTTTTATATGATTTAAGTATATCAACTACCTGTGCTGAAAATCCACATCTTGGTTGGTGTGGGTCGCCTTTCATAAACAATATAATATCGTTATCGTTGATAATACTTTCTAACTCTTCTTTAATATTACTCACTTGGTAATCCTTCTTGTATAAAGTCACCTATCATTTGTATTTCTGCTTCTGATAAGTTACCTGCTTGACCCCACATCATTGAACTCATAGGGCCAACTTCGCCATTGTTTTTGTATGTAGTAAGTTTGTCTACAATAGTGCTACCTGCTTGTCCTAGTAACTTTGGACCTACTCCACCGTTACCACCAGCACCATGACATGCGGCACAACCTGCCCATAATCCTCTGATACTGCTAAATGGATCTCCAGCGGCTAGAGCCTGTTTTGCTCTTAATTGTTCCACAACTGTTCCATTTATTCTTACATATTCTTCGTAGCATTCGCCATAGCAACTGCTTGTTCTACTATAGCCTTTATATTCTAAGTCAGGATAAATCACAAAGGAAATGAATAGGAATAATCCTACACAACCTAACAACACCATGCCTAACTCTCTCATTATGCTCCATCAACGATTGCCTTAAACTCAGTGTATCCACCAACTTTATCACCGTTGACAATTATTTGTGGGAATGTTCTTGCACCTGGAAATGTTTCCATTAGTTTTTCCCTATCAAAGTCCACATCTAACATGTGAACAGTTAAATCATGTCCTTCTCTTTCTGCTAAGGCTTTTGCCATATCGCAGTAAGGACATTGTGGTTTGCTATATATTTCTACTTTCATTGTTTTTTCCAAACTCCTTGTTTAAATACATCATCAAATATATCATGACAGTATAATTTCATCATAGGCTCAGTGTACCAATAGAAGTAACTTATCTTGACGTTGTAATCTACGCCTTGGCTTCTTGTTGCCTCTCTACTGTCTTCTAAGATGTAATAACGAAATGGATTCATGTTTAGTCCAAACACTCTGTGCTCTAGTACTCTAAACTTTTCTCCTTTTGCTATTGTTTTCATTACGCATTATTTTAATTTGTTTCTTAATCTGAACCAAAATGCATCATCTTTATTTTCAAATGTAATCTTTGCAAATTTCTTATCACGGACAACATCAAAATGCCATCCATATTTTCCTTTTGCATTACTATTTATATCCGATAATACTGAATGTGGTATGCCAATCTGGCTCCATTGTTCATCTGTACCATCGTAATTACCTTGTGCATAAATGACTTCATGGTCAAAAAACTTATTATAGCCACAGTCATCTCTCCATATAGGTTCAGCGGACATTCCATTTGTTTGTGGAGTTGTGCCTGTTGCTTTTTGTATTAACTCTTTAATCATTTATCTGTAAACTTACCACCTGTGTAAATAACTTCTTCCTTTGCAGGTTGATTGCTTTGGATTTCATTTACTACTTTCACAAGAAACTTTACGTCAAATGACGTTTCCTTTGCGTCTTGACTGTCTAATTGCTTGACTCTACTAATAAACTTATCCAATTCACTCATTACTTACTCAATGCTTTACGTTTAATTTTGTTTAGAACTTTAAGTCTTTGCTTTAGTTCTAGTTTTGTTTTAAATGGACCTTCGTAACCATATGTTACCAAAGTATTTAATTTAGGACAATTACCATGTTTCCAACCCTTTTCAAAGTTGATTGCATACCAACCTGCCGCATAATAAACTGTGCTGTTCTCAGTTTTTGCAAACAAAGGAATCTCTTCCATGTAGTCAGGGTGATTATGGTCAATAGGAACTGGATTAGGATAATCAACTGCATAACCTTTTATATAGAATGTTGCTGGTTGTGTGATATCTAAATCAATACCTTCATCAAACACAAACTTATTCTTAAAAAAGTCTTGCACTTCCTCTTTATTTTCAAACAATACTGTTTCAGTTTTATCAAGATATGTAAACTTATCCTGTATTGTTTTGTGTAGAATGCCTACTCTCTTTTCAGCATCGTTTACTATCCAAGCATCATCACTTATCTTTTGTAATTGTACTTGGTCTTTAAATTTAATCATGTTTACCTCCGCTTGTATTCACTGATTAATTGTCTAGTGCTAGGATCAGCACCAAATTCTCTTTTATATACCTTTTGAACTCCATTTATTTCTGCTCGTTCAAAGATATACTTCTTATCATGCTCTGGATGTTTAATCTCATCAAACATCTTTTGCACATCTTTATCCATTTTACTTTGCACAGCCATTTAACATACTCGCATAGTTATTAGGATTCTCACTCATACGTTGTAGACTCCACTTAGCACAGAACTTCATAAAATGTATTCCTACATTCTTCATTTGTTCTGTTTGCTTTTGTTGTGAAATTCTTTCACGTATTAGTTCTTTTATCTCATCAGGTTGAGCAGTTAGGTCAATAAGTATTCTGTTTCTTTCAAAACAATCTCTAACTCTTTGCTCGTCTCCATTATGGTCCACCCAACGTTGTAGCATAAAATTATTGTAATTAAAGCCTGTACTGTTTCTATCTTCATAGGCTTCTTTTATGCCAGTCTTGTTCTTTGTGCCTTTTACTCTTGCACCAGGATATGCACTAAACACATTGTCAGTTGCATCTCCTCTCACACACTTTTCAAACAGTATGTATTCTGGATCAGGTAATTCTTTTTCATTGCCTGTCTTTTTATCTATTACTCTTTTGCCTGTCTTAGCATCTACAAAGCCTTCAAGGCTAACTAGTTGATCCGTTGTACCATTGTATTGTTGTACATTGTCCGCCATCAATTGATAGAAGTCACTGTCTGTGCTAACAATCATGTGTTCATCATCTGGATGATCCTGTATCCACAATGCAATCATATCATCTGCTTCTGCTTGTTCACATCTAATTACACTACAGTTAGTCTTTTCAGCAAAGAACTTAACCATATCATCATATGCTTCAAAGTATAACTCATCATCTTCTACTTCACGTGGACTACGTTGATCCATTGTGACCTTTCTGTTCTTCTTGTAAGGCTCATAGAAGTCTTTACGCCAACTTCTACCTTCTAAACACAATACAATATGGTCTGCATTGAATTCTCTATGACACTTTGCTAAACTGTTGAACATAATGTGCATTGCCATACCAATCTTTGTATCGATATCTGCACCTCTGCCACCAACATGTTTGGCTCGCATAAACATATTCAAACTGTCAACTAGTAAATACTTCATTTCTCTTCTATTCCATGTTCCATTAATGCATCAAAAGGACTGTCTTCCATCCACTGACTGCTTCTAATCTTTCTTTCTTCAGCCGCCTTTGTTAAGTCTTTCATTAAGTCTATGTTCATAGTCTTAAAAGACTTTAGTAATTCTAACAGTTCATCATCACTTAAATCTGCTACAAAACTCTTTATCTTAGGAGCAATGTGTGAATTAACAAGGACTGCTAACTTATGCTTTGCTACTGATTCTTCACTCATTTGGTTCCTCCTTTGTAACTTCTGGCTCTGTAACTGTTACAACATCATTACCATCATATTGTTGTTCTAAGCCGTAGTCTTGATCCTCTAATTCTTGTAGCAATACAGTTCTACAAATATCATTGAACCATTTGTTTACAACAGATTCATCACTGTCGCCAACATAACCCTTTTCCTGTAGCATAGCAACGAACTCATCATTCCAATCTAGTTCCATATAACCTGCTTTAGGATCATCAGGATTAACTTCCATCTTTTTAACTTCTACCCAAGGTCTTTTCAGCACATGAGCAACTGCTTTGTCATGTTGTTGCTGGTCAATCTCACCTTCTTCAAGCATAACATCTGCTTCTGCTATTGCTTCTTCTTCAATTGTTTTACATCCAACTTTAGCAAGAGCAATCTTTCTGTCAAGTCCATCAAGTTCATACTCAATCTTTGCTCTTTCATATGCTTCTCCTTTTAGTCCCCAACTAGCAGGGAAAAAACTAAATGGAATAATTTTACGTTTCTTCGCCATTATTATCTCCTTTGTCTTTGTTATTACTGTACCACCTATTGCTACAGTATGCATCACAAAAGACATTCTTCATATCTGGTGTGTGATATCTAACTACCATTACTACTCTGTTACACTCTGCACAAAATTGCATTATGTACCCCAAGCATTACCAAATAAGTTAATATGCAATCTAGGACTAAACTTGTATCCTGTTTGCATACATGCTTCTGCAACATCTTTCTCAGTCAATTCTTGCTGTTCAAACGTTGCACCTTCTGGCATACAATACACAGAGTCTATCACAACTCCTGCATCTTTATATGCCTTAACAAACATGTCAACTTCATCGAAGTCAATCATATCTCTAACAACAAATTTGTTGTATAAAAAACTGTTCTCTACTTTGTTCATTGTAAGTAAGCACTCAGGCTTCAATGTGTTCTCTAATAACTCTGCACTAATAGATAGTTTAGGACTTGTACTCCAAGTTACATGTACGTCTTTGCCATCACTATTAAAGTATTCTATCATAGGTTCTATAACATCTTTACTGCCGTTAGTTTCAAATGTAACATTGTAAAGACCATGTTCCTTATGTAGTCTATCAATTAAAGTGGGCCAAACACGTTGCCACCCTAGTAGCGGTTCACCACCTGTGATAACCAAGTGTATGTCTTCGCCGTGCCGGCCCTGAAACGTACGATTTGGTATCAATGAAAGGATGTTATCAATCACCTCACTCACTGTTTCTGTTCGCTGTAAGTGTTTATACTTCATCGACCAACTCGCACTACTGTCACACCCAATTGGTGTAACAGGCAACTCTTCCATGCTTTTGTAAGCATCTGGATGTTCGGGATCTGCTCTCTCATCTATTAGATAAGGCATACTATCTTTTGCAATAATGTTATCACGTGGCTGACCAAAACCAGCACACTCAAAGTTACAACCAAAAGTTCTAAGGAACACACTAGGCACGCCTACCCATCTGCCTTCTCCTTGCACAGAGTAAAATACTTCAGAATACCTAAGTTTAGGTTCCTTCTTTACTTTGTTATCGAACTTCTTAACTTCCATTTTGTGTATTTTTCTTTCTTGTTTTGAACTCATCATAGTCCAAGTCTTGTTTAGTTGAATCAAAGTCGTTTATAATGTCCGGCACAGCCATTTGCATTGCTTCGTTTACAACTAAGCCTAAATCATCTTTGACTACTGTACCTTCTTCAAAACTTTCTATGTTAAGTAGAGTTACAATTCTTAGTCCTTGATTCATTAGCCTACTGAAATCTTCTATTTCATTGTAGTATTGATGTCCTACTGACAGTAGTTTTATATAAACTATCTGATTAAGATTAGTTACTTCAATTACTACATCATCTAAATTACCTGTGTTTTCTACCTTCAGTAATTTTTCATTGTCCATATTAGGAATAGATGTATTGTCTGCATAAAAGTGAACTGCTTCAAATATATCTTCTTTGTTAAGTTTAGGATACATGCCCAACAACATTTCTATTGTCTTGCCAGAGCCTATCTTATTACATATATTATCGACAGGCACTAAACCATTCGATGTAACAAAGGACTTATGTCTTTTTTCAATCATCTATTCATATCTCCAATATTAGCATATTATACTTGATGTATTTAGGTAAGTCAAGCATTTTTTCCAGTTTTTTTGGCAATTATTTCTAGTATATAATCTATATAGTGTTGTACATCTTTCTTTTCAAAGTTATCAGGTACTTGTTTACTGAATTTAGATTCAAAGGTTCCTATCTTTAAGTTGGTCACATTGGTTGCTTTACTGCTTTTTTCATTTAATACTGTCTTAGCAAACCAATATGTTTTTACTTCAGGTCCAACCATTCCGCCTTGTGGATTTCTATCTGTTATATCACTGCTTATGTTTATAATGTGCTTTGTGTTATCTCCTTCCCATAATTCATTGAACATTTCAAATAACCTTACTTGCCCTAGTTCAGTAGGAGTTGGTGTTTCTGTACGTTGTTGCTCACTTAGTTTTGCAAATGCTTTTACACTAGGTATATTAGGTTCTATCCAACCATAAGCATTGTTAATGAACAAGTCAAAGTCTTGACATACTCCAATAATTGTTCGTCTATTTAGTTCATTATTTATATCACATCCAGTTGAAGTTGAAAAGCCAATTACTTCATGCCCAAGAGCACCAAGTTGTTCATACAAACCTTTTCCTAATCCACTTGTATGTCCTGTGATTGCTACTTTCATTTTACTACTGCCAAATAATTTTGATTAATCGAATCAACATTTTTACTTGTTTGGATAAGACTATATCCTATCTCATTAAGAATATAAGTAGCAGAACGTAAATTGCTGTTACTTATTTCTATATAAATCTTAGGTTTATATTTTGTTATTGTTTCTCTACCACCAGACAAAACTTGTAACTCATAACCTTCTACATCAATTTTTATAAAATCTACTTTAGGTAAATTAAAACTGTCTAATGTTTTTGTCTTCACAATAACTGTATCTTTATCCTCCCAATTAGGTTCTAATAAAGTTGACATGCCAGAATTAAGTTTGTTTGTAGTCATAATGCTATCAGTTTCTGAATCAGATAATGCACATTCATGTAATGTTATATTGTCTAATTCTTTACAATTCTTTTTATGACAGTCTATATGTATCTGTAATGGTTCAAAACAAATTACTTGATTAAAATCCTTTGATAATTTTTTTGTCCATAAACCTATATGAGCACCTATATCTAAACAAACATCACCTGATAAGTTAAGTTTATTATATTCTTTTTCATCATATTTGTCTGTCCATGTCCACCATTTGGGAGTTTCATTCTCTGGTACCCATATTCCTTCTCGGTTTTTCATATGTTTTTACGTCTAAAATACATTACAACGCCGTACACACTTAGACTAAACCAAAATACTTCTATTACCATACTTGCCAAGTTCCAACTGTATAATAAACTAACAGTTACAAGTATTGCAACAACCATATTATTAAAACTATACCAGAATCCTTTTGGATCTATTCTATCAAATTGCAATAAGGCGTATGTGCCTATCAATAAGGCTACACCTAGTAATCCTATAATATCTGGTAATGTTACCATGTTACTCCTCTAATTGTGGAACAGTATCATCTCCAACGGTACCATCGTACCCTTTGAATCTGTAATATACAGTAATCTCTTCTCCTTTAGCAATTGGCTTAATAGTGTGTAAAGTCCTATCGCCTCTGTCTGTACTAATATAACTATTAGGATCTTCACTATGATTAATAAAGCCTCCTAATGGTGTTCTTACCCACTCATGTCTATCTCTATTGTGTACTAACACATGAGTCTCGCCTAATACAGTTCCTGCTGACAAAGATACAGTGGCATGTAAACCTAAGCCATCTATCTTACTTTGTTTGATTGTTACACCTCTTGGCAAAGGTCTATAAGTATTTTCAGTAAATGTTTTTTTCATTACTGACCTTGTCTGCTACTAAATTGTTGCTGAAGTTTTATGTTATCCATAAACTCTTTTTGTACCTTGCCCTCTTCTTTGAATGCTCCTTTAAGAACAGTTGTTTGTGTAAGACTGCTATGTGCATTTACACCTCTATTCTCTACGCAACCGTGTGTTGCTTGTATATAAACTCCTAAATCTTTTGTGCCTGTTGCTTTCATAATCTCTCTAGCAATATCATTAGCAAGTTCTTCTTGTAATGTTCCACGTTCGGCACACCATTGTGCTATTCTAGTATATTTAGACAAACCAATTAACTTGTCTGCGGCTATAATGCCAATGTATGCTACACCTTTTACAATCTGATGATGATGTGAACACATACTTGTTAATTCACTTCTTACTACTAGCATACCTTCATATCTATCTTCGGTGTCATTAGGAAATGCTGTGGCATTAGGTATAGGATCATACCTGCCAGCCATTAGTTCATTGATATACATTTTTGCTAGACGTCTACCTGTGTCATGACTGTTAGGGTCATTTTCAATATCTATAACTAGTCCTTCTAATACTGCTTCAAACTTTGGTGTAAGTTCGTCTATAAGTTTTTGCTTTTCTCCTTCTTGTATGAAGTCTGATATATTGTCGCCTGCCCAGAATCTTTTGCCTGCATCTCTAAGCCTTGCTTTAATTTGTTTACTAGTTTCCATTTTGTTTCTCCGAGTTATGGACGAGGATGTCCTGTTGTTCTTTCAACGTAATTATTTGTTTTAATGCTTCAATCTCTTGTTTGAGATTTAACTTGTCTAACTTTTCTTTGTTATACTCTTCACTATTTAGGCGATTAGCATAATCTTCTGCTACTTTTTTGTCCAATTCCCTGTGTCTTTTAGTTAATACTTTAAGATGGTTGTTCAGACTTTCTAATGTACTCATTTCCACCACTCCTCATAAGGAAATACTATCCATTGTTTTTCTTCTTCCTCATCAAGTTCTTTAGCACAAATTTGTACACTAAAGTCGCTTGACATCTTTTCAAATAAAGTTACATACTTAACATTATCTGTCATACCTTCCATCACTACAATGTCATGTATGCCTTTTAATGTAGTGCCTGTATCATTTATATCATCTATAATAACAATTCTTTTACCATTGTATTTAGACAAAAGTTGTCTGAGTTGGTTAGAATTTTGTACCTCACCATCTCTTGTTTGCCATTCAAAGCCGTGAAATGGAATATCAAAGTAATGACTCATCATTACACCAATTGGAAAACCACCCCTTCCGGGTCCTAATACCACATGTGGCTTTAACATCTGAGTAGCCATTTGCTGAGTGATATCAGCCATCATACTATTTACATCATCCCAACTGTAATATGTTTTCATTATAAAAATTTCTTAAGTTTAATTTTTTGCCATTTAATTTCAAAAACAAGCAACGACGATCTATGTGGAGCTTGCAAACAATACAAGGAAACAATTCGATATGTTATAGGCTGTCCAACCCTTGCTCCAAAAAAACATGTAGAACGACACGCCAACATATGCGAGTGCATATCCACTTGTTCTTTGCTAATACAATCTGATTTATAAAATCCCAAAGTGGGTTGAGTATGAACCTGAACATCATTTTGAGATCGACATTCTCGTTTTGATCTTTACTGATTTCTAATTTCATTTAACTTTCTACCAAAAATTTAGACTGAAACCCAAGATCTTTAAAAAACAATTTTTTTATATTTAT